GTTGAGAAAGAATACCACCATGAATCTTTGGATGTAATGTCTTTACTCTTCCGTTCATAATCTCTGGTGAACCAGTATACTCAGATACCTTCATTACAGGTATACCTGCTGCCTGAAGAACAGCATGAGTTCCACCACTAGAAATAATAGTATATCCAGAACGGACTAATCCGTCTGCAAAATCAACAATACCATCTTTGTTTGAAACACTTAGTAATGCGTAGTAATTCATAAATCTCCCTCTTTTCTATTTTCTGATTTGTGAACATCAAACTCTCCACCAGGATATCTTGCTTTGAGTTTATCTACATTCATCTCAATAATTTCATCAAATGTAGTATCAAGTGCCATACAAGCTTGTGCTATGTACCAACAAATGTCACCCAGTTCTCTCTTCATATGAAAGACATTTTCTTCATTATATGGTTTACCTTGAAGAATAATCTTCTTAACCACTTCAGTAAACTCACCTGCTTCAGCAGTTAAACCAAGAGCAGCAGTAAGAAGATGTGGAAGATCCGCATCAGTAACTGTCTCAAGTTCAGTCATACGAGCAAGAAGTTGTGCAAAATCCTTACTAGGTTCACTGGTAACCCCATGAACAAAGTCAAGATACTTTTCGGTATCAACTGTCATTTTAAATTACAAAATAAGTAGCATTTTCATCGTTTAATTCATCCGATGCTTTAGAAATTTCTATATTACCTTTATAATTATAGTCTACATCATCAAAAAACACTTGATCTTCAGCAGACCAGACATGTATATCCATATCCAATTGCTTTTCACTAAGTCCATTGAGGATTTCTTTTAGTTCTGCGTATTTCATGAGAATTTGAATCCGTCGAAAGATTTTTTAGGTTTCTTTTCCTCAAAATTATACTCTTCTTCTTGCCCACTGTCAAGAATATCTTCCTGTGCTGACTGTTCACAATCGTATAATCTCATCTTGGCACGATCAATCCCTACAACAAACCTTTTAAAAACTGTAGGATCATTATACCTATTCTTTAACTGCTTAACTAATATCTGATTCAACCCCTCCAACTCTTCTGTAGAAATAAGGGCAAGCATAAGGTCAGCAGTAGCAGGGAGTCCAAAAGACTCAGAGGTGTCAGTAAGGTCCACATCGCTACTGCCGTAGCCGCTACGAGTAGTTTGAGTGGCAGATACAATCGGAAGGTTCGCCTCAACTGCGAGACCCCGTAATTCCTCTGCGATGGCTTTGATGTAGGAGTATGAGTTGACATTACTTCCTGCTCTATATCTTGATGAGGCACATATATTAAGATAATCTATGAATATTATATCAGGTTTAAATGACTTTTTCAATGCCAACTCTTGTAGCAATGATTTAAAGTGACCACTATGTGCAGATGCAGTAGGATACTCTTTTATAATTAAAGTTCCTTGTGTCTTCTTAGCAAGATCAGTGACCTTACCCTCAAACATATTCTTAGGAAGATCTACTATGTCTTGTATATTGACATTAAGTAAATTAGCATCGATCCTCTCCGCAATCTTTTCCTCTGCCATTTCGAGAGTGATGTAGAGGACGTTTTTTCCTTGGAGGAGGACACTGCTAGCCACATGACACATGAATAAAGACTTTCCAACCCCTGTGCCAGCGAGAGCAATGTTGAGAGTTTTATTCGGGAGACCCCCTTTCGTAATTTTGTTGAAGTATTCAAGATCAAATTCGATCTTGTTTTCCTTCTTGTGGTATAACTCATATCTTTCTTCATAATCTGTTAGATAGTCGTGTCCAATATGAGTGTCAAATGATACAGAAAGAGCATCTGATAATATTGTAGGAATGGCATCTCTTCCTTTGGTTTCATCCTTTCCATCTGCTAATCCAATGGACTCCATAAGAGCCAAATATATAGCACGATCTCTACACCATTTCTCTGTAGTATTAAGTAACCATTCAAACTCTGCAGGATCATCCTCCAGATAACTGATTAATTTAGTAATCTCTTGAAACTGAGTATCATTAATATCACTACGTTTCTCAATCTCAATACATAAGATTTCTTTTGTAGCAGGTTGATTGTAATCATGAACAAATTTAATTATCTCTTCAAAAACAATCTTTTGATTAACTTCCTCAAAATATTCTGCTTTAATAAAAGGTACTACCTTTCTAAGGTATTTCTCATTATAAAGAAGATTGCGTAAAATTAATACTTCAACACTATCAAGATTCATGAGGTATATCAAAGACAAAGGTTATCCTGGTTTCGTCGCCAAGATTCACAGTACCGTGTGGTTTCTTATTATTAAACCACAAAAGAGTTCCTGGGTCAACTATAACAGATTCTTCTCCACAAAAATATTGATACTTACCTAAGATAGAAAGATGATACCTATTCCTACTTAAGTAATAAGTACCTTCATCAATATGGGCCCCCACATAACCATCAATAGGCAAAGAAAGAAAACCGCAACGGTGAATAGATTTACCTTTAAATTCTTTCCTGAGAATTTTCCTGATTTCCGTGTGACGCTCATATGCTGGTGTCTTGATGTTTATTTCCGAATCACCAACAAAATCCCCCTCCTTCTTTACACCCCCCATTATAAGTTGGAGAGCACTAACTGGAAGATCAGCAAAACCACGATCAACTAAAGATTTAGAATCTTTAAGATGTTTTTGATGATCCCAATCCTGAGGATTCTTTTTAAGTTGCTTAACTACTCTATCTACATTTATATTTTTTTTAATAATTTCTATAGATTTCATTAAGAACCGTAACTAAATTCTTTCTGAGCAATTTCGTCCAATGCTTGCATTACATCTTCAGTAAAATATTCTTCTGGATTAGCATAGATTTGTTTTGCATATATCTTTTTACCTCCAATCTCATATCTTCCTGCAACATTCTTCCACAGTCCTCCTATCTCTCCTAATTCTAGGAGACCATAATATTTGTCAAGACCACGATCATCATAGTAAAGACGTATCTCTACTTGCTTATTCTCTTTACTTAAACGAGATTTGTGCGTCTTAGCTTTGATAATGTTTCCGATGACTTCTTTTCCATCTTTCTCTTTTTTCTTTCCGAGATAAATGATTGTACTCGCTGCGTACTTGAGTCCCGAACCTCCCCCCATTTCTTTAGTTGGAACATAAGCTCCGATGACATCATACGTGTGATTTGTGACAATGAGTGGAACATTCGCTTGGCCAAGTTTGAGAGTTAACATTCTGAATGCTCCCTTCACCAATTGAGATTTAGTCATATCACGTACTTGCTTGTCGTCAAGTGCGTCCCTAATCTCTTTCTCAGTGGAGAGCATTCCTAAAGAGTCTAACACGAACATGCATGGTTTGCGATCTTCTGTGTTGGTCTTTAAATATATATCAATTGCTTTTAGGGCCTTAGTTCTAAACTCTTCAATAGTTACAACATTAACAACAACGACTCTACTTAAATCAAGACCACGGGATTCAAGTAATCCTTTATTAACAGCAGCCTCAGTATCGAAATAGAGACAGTAACCGTCAGGATTAGAGTCCAAAAAGTTCTTGACAACTG